GTAAATTTAAAAAATTTCCTGTATCATCTTCCGATTTTAATTCTGTTTGTTTTGGAAAAACTTCTGATCCACTATATCCCAACACAGCTTTTATCTGTGTAAGTTTATCTTGCATTAGTTTTGCAGTTACATAATTATCTGTAAATAAAAATACATGTGCACCACCAGATTTTGATCTGCAAACAACAAGTGGTAGCTGTAAATTGTTAATTTTATCTACTAATTTTTTGTGATCAAAACCTGCGTAAGAATCTATATCTATGCAGCCCCATTTACATAAGTTATCATCATTGATAGGAATAATTCCTAGGCTATCAACTCCTTGTAAATGTTTTAACCATAATTGATCTGTTACTGGTTCTCTTTTAATAAATGACTTGCCTTGAACTTTAGTACCATCACCATTAGACTGCCCAACTTTAGTGACACCATGCGCACGTCCTAAGCCTGTAAATATTTCTTTAAAACTTTCTAACATACAGCAAATTTTACGTGGGCGTTTCCACGCTAGCTTAGACGCCCACGACCTAGGATTCTAGTACGGTTGTTTTGATTGTTCTTCTGAACCGTGCTTCGCCTCTATCTCACCTTTACCTACACTAGTCGCAAAGCTTTTGGCCATTTCGTAAAGACCTTTGTCTTCAACAGGACCAGCTTTCTCTACGTCCCAACCAAACCATGTTCCTTTGTCATTAGACATCTGAACAGTCTTTAGGTTGTAAATGTGGCTGTAAGTAGGCGGAGTAAATAAACCGTTTTTACCCTGCATCTTTATACCCATCATCATTGAGTTCCATTTTCTACTAACTTTTAGTTGAGTAGATTTCATAGAAATCAAAGCTGTTGATGGATTATTACCAACTACTAATACAAAGTGATTAGCGGTATTGTCTAGATAATTACCATTCGGTAATCTATCTTTGTAGTCCTTACCTCTAGTCGTTTGACTTACAATATCACTATCTGCATCATGTATTGCAACAGGTGCACCACTACTTGTGCCTCTGTCTTGCCATTCAATGTATTGTCTTTTGTAATGACACGGCACTACTTGTATCGAATCATACAATTCATTGGTAACAGTATTTATTATTTTGCCGGGTTCTGCGCCCTCGACATATTTACCGTCACGTTTGTTAACCTCCGGTGACAGCTGTCCCAAAATTTTTAAGAAAGGCAACGCAAGATCTTCCTGCGATATATTTTGGGCACCTTGATTCGCATCAGCTTCAAATAAATTGACAGCCAACGCGCCTTCTTTTTTCGTTGTTACTTGATTCATGGTTATTTATTCCTCTTTATTGTTGTTTTATTCTCCGAGAATACCCCGAAGATTTCCGTTGGCATTTCTTTACCT